CTACAACCACGACGCGCCTGCCTGCCGACCGCCGCGACCACGACGAAGGCTGGAGACACCTGCACGACACCCGAATATATCCGACTACTCTCTCTCACGCCCAAGCCACTAACCTTAATGTACAAAGCAGAAATAGTGTACAACGTCTCCCACTTCTTCAAATTCCCCGCAGAAAATTTTGAAGAGTGAACCTTTAACGTACAAATGTACACTTCTTTCCGCCGCGGCGATGATACAATAAGAGAGTGCCGAGAGAGAAGAGAGAGCTCCCCGATGAAGAGCGTGCCGTGCTGCGCACCCTCAACGGTGTGTGGTTGCGCGCCTATGCCCGTGACCTGTACGCTCAAGGTTGGTCCCTCGCGGCGATCGGCGAGGCCATGGACCCGCCCCGCCCTCGTTCCACGGTACGCTCTTGGATCTCATCTCCCCTCCCTTCCTCTCCTCCCTCTTCCTCTTCCTCTTCTTCACCAATAACCGCGGCTGAAGATTTGCACCCTCCCTACCCTCCCCCTCCTCCGCCCTCACCTCTCCTCCGTCCCTCCGCTCCTCCCTCCGCTCCTTCTCACTCTCCTAAACCCCGCGCGGAGCGTCGCTTCTTCGACCCTCGCTCACCTGACCTATCCGTTACCGCCGCGCGGAAAATCGCACATCTCGCTCCTCTTGCTCGGCGTCACCGTTCTCGGACTGCTCCTACGTCACCGTACGCTCTGGCGAACGACGAGCTCACACAGATCTGCCGCGCCGAGTACGAGCGCGGTGTCTCGATACGCGAGCTCGCCGCCGCGGCGGGTGTCACATATAAGGCCATGGAAAGAAGGGTGCGACCGTAGCCATGAAGGTGATCTATGATCTGTTTCCCGCTCGGGTTCGGGCGTGCGTTGGAGAAAACGTCACGGATGAACAATACGAGAGCGGTACGCTTACTCCTCACACCCGCCTGGTCGGCTCGCGTCTTGTCGACGCCGTCCGGGTCATTTTGACCGAGGAGACGATCATGATCGCCGCCGACTCAGATAAGGGGCCGATGCTGATCTTTCGCGAGAAGTACGTTCGCGAGTCGCTGCGCCCCGACAACCCGAAGCCGACCCGAGGAGTGACCTGTCTCAAGACGGTGACGGGTAAGGTAGTGATCATGGAGAAGGACGCGAACTGCGGCTGTGGCTCGCGTCTGCGCGGCTGGAACCCGTACAATACGGTCTATTCAACAAACGATCCTGTTGAATGAGAGTAAAGGTAAAAGATGCACAACTTCAACGTCATTGACTTTTTGATCCTCGCCCTCGCGACGGTTCGGATCACGCGGTTCATCACGACGGACACGATCTTCTCGTCTCTGCGTGAGAAGTTCTGGGCACGATTTCCTCCCGAGAAATCGATGTACGGATATCTCATCACATGTAACTGGTGCTCGAGCGTTTATGCCGCAACACTGGTTATGAGTATGTATAGAATAACACAGGGACCTACGCTGTTTGTTTGCTCGATATTCGCGCTTTCATGCGTCGCAGGTTTTGTAGTAGACCGCGCTCAATAATTTCAACGATTTCAACGAAATCATGCCGTTTTACAGGCGGTAAGATCTTAATGAGCTCCGTTTAAAGACGAGGAGAAACAGTGGGCGTATTTCGCCGAGAACCGGTAAATTCTAGACGTAGACAGCAGTCGCCGTCTCCCGCTCCATTGACGGGCCTCGCTTCTTTGCCTCCCGGATACACCTATGCGCAGTCTGCTCCGTACGCCGCTACACGTACGTTGACCGCCGCTGCCGCACAGGTTCGCCTCAACGACAAGGGAGAGGCTGAACACTTTAGAACCCGCCGTCACGCATACTCGAGCGCGTGGCAGAGCGAGGCGTGGGAATACTACGACGCCATCGGAGAGGTTAAGTACGCCTTCAACCTCGTTGCGTCCGTTGTCTCAAGAATTCGTCTGTATGCAGCCGTCGTTGACAACCCTGCCGAGACTCCCGTTTCAGTTCGCGACAGCTCCAAGATCGACCAGAGAGTCGCCCACGCGGCAGAGCGCGCGCTGGCTCGTCTCGACTCGGCGTACGGCGGACAGGCTGGTCTACTTCGCGACGCCGCGCTGAACATCAGCGTCGCCGGCGAGTGCTATCTCGTTCAGATGCCTGAGCGCGTCGGCTCCGGTCTTCCCGAGTCGTGGGACATTCGTTCCATCGACGAGGTTCAGGTTGACCAGCGCAACAACTACGGCATCGCTCCTCGCCGCGATCTTCTCACGGTTGGAAATCCCACCGGCGGATACGCAAAGGGAATCATTCCTCTGCCCGGCACGGCGTTTGTTGGTCGTATCTGGAGAGCACACCCGCGCTTCTCCGAGGAGGCCGATTCGTCACTTCGTGGTCTGCTCGATCTGTGTGCTGAACTTCTTCTGTTGAACAGAACGTTCCGTGCAACGGCGCGCTCGCGTCTTAACGCCGGCGCCCTGTATCTGCCCGATGGTCTTAGCGTCGCCGCGTCGCCTGATCCCGACTATCCCTACGACGACGCCACCGATCTTGAGCCCGGGTTCACTCCCGAGGAGTCTGGCGACGAGTTTGAGGATCAGCTCATCGACGCGATGACGACACCGATCCGTGACGAAGACAGCGCAAGCGCCGTCGTACCGTTGATCATTCGCGGCCCCGCTGAACTTGGCGACAAGATCAAGCAGTTCAAGTTTGAGCGCAGCTTCGACCCCGCGCTCGCGCAGCGCGCCGACCGCGTACTCGAGCGTATCCTTCAGGGTCTCGACGTACCGAAGGATATCGTCACCGGTCTCGCGAACGTGAAGTATAGCAACGCTCTTCAGATTGACGAGGCGCTGTACAAGGCGCACATCGAGCCGTTGATGTTGTTGATCGCAGATGCGTTGACCGTCGTGTATCTGCGTCCGTATCTGCTCGCCGCAGGCTTTCAACCCAGCGAGGTCGAGAAGGTTGTTATCTGGTTCGACCCGAGTCAGGTCGCGACACGTAACGACCGCGCCGTCGATGCAGACTCTGGTTTCGAGAAGATGGCCGTGTCATACGGAACGTGGAGAAAGGCGCACGGCTTCAGTGACGCCGATGCGCCTACCGCCGACGAGGTCGCGCTGCGTCTTGTCTTCGAAAAGGGTGTCATCACTCCTGAGTTGACCGAGGCGATTCTCAACGCGGTCGCCCCTGACGTGATCTCGGCGGCGCGCGAGGCGCAGCAGGCTGCGAGTCCCGCGCCAGTTCCGCCGGAACTGCAGAATCTTTTGATGGGTGGGCAACCCGGCGCACCTGCCGCGGCACCAGGCGAACCGCCCGCGCCCGCGCCTCAACCAGAGGCGCAGGGTCCGTCACTCGCTGATCTGATGAAAGGTAAGTCTACGGCGCCAGCAGAGGCGCCCGCAGAAGGAGCACCACAATGAGACATGGAACAAACGCCGCAGAACTCGTGAGCTCGCTCGCCGCGTGTCTCTCGAACGCAGTTGTTATGTCACTGAAGGCGCAGGGGCATCACTGGAACGTGGTCGGACCTGACTTCGGACAGTTTCACGATTTCTTCGGCGAGATCTACTCCGACGTGTACGGGTCGATCGATCCGCTTGCCGAGAACATGCGTAAGCTTGGAGTGAACGCGCCGTATCGTCTTGGAGAGTTTGCGTCGATGACGACGATCGCTGATGCCGAGGTTGGCGGTAGCTCACAGGCGATGGTCGCCGATCTTTTCGTAGCGAACGACGAGGCGATCGCCTGTCTGTACACTTCGTTCTCTCTTGCCTCAGCGAGCAACCAGCAAGGCATCGTCGACTTCATCGCCAGCAGAATTGACGTGCATGAAAAGTGGCGCTGGCAGCTTAAAGCATTCATGGCTCCAGAAGAGCCAGCGATGCCGGGAAAATCTAAGGCTGCGCCGTTTGTTGAAGCGAGAGCAACGGCTCCCGTTATGGTGCAGCCTGTCGTCGAAACAGAGATCATGTCCATGCCGAGTAGCTGGTGCCCGAACTGCATCGACGGCATCTGCTCGTGCGT